AAGCGATGAGGGCCGTGGCGATCCTGGCGGCAGGTCGTGGGCCTCGCGATCCTGACGGACCGCTTCGATCCCGCGCGCCTCGGTATCCGCAATCGAGACCAATCGCAGCGGAATGTGCCTCCCGTCATGTTCCAGCGTCACGACATCGGCCGGATCCAATGCCAGCCGCGAGGGTGGCAGGCGGAATGCGGATGTCTCCCGCCCGGTCCAGGCTTCCATCAGCGCGCGGCGGCAGCGCCGTTCAGCTTCCTCGGGCGGGACCGCCATCGGAAAGCTCTCCGAGGCAATCCGCGAGGTGTCCACGGTGATGCGGCGCGCCTCGACAAGGGCGGCGTCGTAATCCTCGTCGGCGCGCGCGACCTGCCATTTGAGCGCCTGCGGCAGTTCGGTCTCCTGGCCGCGCGTTAGTTCCAGCACGTCGCCCTCGCGGGCTGCGACCAGATCGTCGGGCGCGAGGGTGGCGACGGAGGCCCGGCCGCGCATGACGAAGCGGATCACGCCCTCGGTCTCGACGGCGTCGAAGCCGAAATGCCGCGACAGTGTGGTGATCGAAGCACGCGGGCTTTCCAGCGCACCGATCGCGTAGCCCTCGACCGCGCCCCACAGGCCGGAGACATCAATACGGCCCTCGGTCAGCCCGGCCCGCAGGCAGAGGTGACGGACGAGCGCTGCCAGCGAGACCGCGCCCAGCCGCCCGGTCAGCCAGTGCCCGAGCCGCCAGTTCGCCCCGTCCGTCCAGACGTTGGTCAGCGCCGGGAAGAACGGATAGGGCCGCGCGTCCCAGGTCCAGGCGGCGCATTCGGGGACGTGCACCATGCGGCCGCCATAGACGGACGAGACCGGGTTATTTGCGGCTTCGCCCCACCAAAGATAGGTCGCCTCGAGATAGGCCCGCTGGATGGCGTCGTCCCGCCAGCCCCGCGAGAAATGCGGCGTGAAGCTTTCGGACGACTTCGGGTCGAAGAAGACGTTGGGCTGGTTGGTACCGCGGTCGATGGCGGGGCAGCCGAGTTCGGTGAACCAGATCGGCTTGGATTGCGGCACCCATGCCGTCGGCGTCCCGCTCTCCACCCCGCCCGGGCGGTCGTAATGCAGGTTCGACCACCAAGCGCGCAGATCCTTGTAGCGGAAGACCCATGGCTTGCCGTTCGGCGGGTCACTCGAACCGGTGGCGTTCCCCGCCTCACCTCCATCCGTGATCGGGGTGCGGACCTGCGCGGTGCGATCGGCAGCGCTGGCGTAAAACCAGTCGTAGCCCTCGCCGCCCGAGATGTTCCCCTGCAGGTAGGCTCGGTCATAGATCGCGGGCCAGCCCTCGACCGCGTCAGCATGCTCGAACCCGTCCCGCCAGTCCGACAGCGGCATGTAGTTGTCGATGCCGATGAAGTCGGTGTTCGTGTCGGCCCAGAGCGGGTCGAGGTGGAAGAACACGTCGCCGCTGCCGTCGCCCGGCTGGTGCCCGAAATACTCGCTCCAGTCCGCCGCGTAGCCGATTTTCGTCCCGGAACCGAGGATCGAGCGGACATCAGCGAGCAGATCACGATAAGCCGGCACCGCCGGATAGGTGGCCGCGCCCGAGCGGATCGTCGTCAGCCCCGGCATTTCTGTGCCGATCAGGAAGGCATCGACCCCGCCTGCCGCCGCGCAGAGATGGGCGTAGTGCAGCACCATGCGGCGCAGGCCCCAGTCGCCGGACGGCCCGGTCCACAAAACCGACTGACCCGAGACGCTGAAGTTCGCGGGCGTCGCCGCGCCGAACAGCGCCGCGACCTGGCTTGCCGCCGTGGCGGTCTTGTCCACAGTCCCGGCGTAGCCAGCCGCAGGCGAGCAGGTGATCCGCCCCCGCCACGGGAAGGCAGGTTGGCCCGTCTCGGCGGCATTGTCGGAATATGGGTTCGACAACGCGTTGTCCGGCGGCACGTCCATCAGGATGAACGGATAGAAAGTCACGCGCAGGCCACGCGCCTTCATCTCCTGGATCGCCTGCACGACAGCGAAGTCGGCGGGCGTGCCGCCATAAACCGGGCGATCCTGATCATCGCGGCTGACCAGAAATGCATTCGCCCGGCTGACGCCGTTCACGGACCACGTCGACGGCGTGGTCGATTTGGCGGTGACCTCGACGCCCGGCCGCATTTTGCAGTTCCCAGCACGCAGATCGTCCCCGAACCAGGCCACGACAAGCGACACGCTTTCGACCTTCGGGGCCATGGCTTGCAGGCGGTCCAGCGCCACCACAAGGTCGGCGGTGTCGGTCAGTGCATTGAGGTTCTCGGGCTCGGACGATCCGCCGCTGCCTTTCCGGATGCCCCGCGTGGCATAGGCGAACTCACCCGACGCCGGGATCATGGTGACCGCTTGCGTAAGACCCTCTGCCGTGTCTGGATCAGCCAGCGGGCGGAAGACCTCGAAACTCAGCTGCGGGATACGGTTGCCATAGTTACCGAGCGGCAAGTCCTCGAAAACGACATAGGCGGTTCCGCGATAGGCCGGCGTGTTGGCCGTGCCCATCTTCGCCGCGATGAACGGGTCGGCGGTCTGGCTCTCGTCGCCCGGATACCAGCGCCAGGTGATCCCGGCGGTGTCCAGCAGCTTCCCGTCGGCCCAGATGCGGCCAATGCCCGTGATCGGCCCCTCGCACAGTGCGACGGCGAAGCTCGCATAGTAGAAGTATTCAGTTGTCTTGACCTCGCCGCCACCCCCGCCGCCCTTGCCGCCGCCTTGGGTGGTGGTCTTGGTTTCCTCGCGAAAATCCGTCGCCCAGATGATGTTGCCTCCGATCCGCATCCGGCCATAGAGCCGCGGGATCACCGCCCCTTCGGTGGCCGCGGTGATGCGCAGATTGTCCATCCGCGCGCCTTCGATGCGCTGGGTCGGCGCGAGCGACGAGATGATCCAGCTGTCGACGACCGATCCGATGGTGGAGCCGATGAAGCCGCCAATGGTGGCTGCGCTGACGCCGAGGATGGAGCCGCCGATACTGCCGCCAATGGCGGCACCTGCGGCACCGAGAACGAGGGTGGCCATTTCGGGGTCTCAGCGTTGCGGGAACATGAAAGCGAAGGCGATACGCCGCCGCCAGGAACGGGTGAGCGGTTCCTCGATCACGCCGAGCCGCTCGTAGGCGTGGAGGAATCTGTCGGGCCCGGTGAGGATCCCGACATGCTTGGCGATGGCGCGGGGCGTCATCCGGAACAGGACCAGCGCGCCGGGACTGGCCTCTGAAGCTGAAATTTCCAACATCATGCTCCGAGTGCCCTCGGCCAGAACCTCGCGCGGCCCGGTCTCGCCCCAGTCCCGGCTGTAGGGCGGGATCGGGAACGGCTCAGGGCCGACGATCTCGCGCCAGACGCCGCGTGCCAGCCCGAGGCAGTCGCAGCCGGCGCCGCGCAGGCTCGCTTGGTCGTGATACGGCGTACCGATCCAGGACCTTGCGATGCCAATGACGCGGGTCGGATCGGCAGTGGCTCTCGTGCATCGCGATGCGATGCACTGCCGCCCGTCGTTTCCACTGGAAACGACGTTGGTCACAGCACGGACCCTTCGTGTCCACCATCCTTGGTGGCATAGCGGAGCACCGCGTCCTGGCCGGGAATATGCGGGAATCCACGAAAGTTTGCTGTGTTCGCGAACTTTGCCGCGCAGGTCTCCATCCGCTTGTCGCATCCCGCACGGATGGCGAAGGCGTCACTCTCGGCGATACCGCGCACCGGTGCTTCGAGCAGCGTCAGCACCGCGATGCCGTCTGTCACGACATGTGCGATGATCTCTGCCTGCCGACCGGCATTGGCCCCGCTGGTCCATTCGACGGTGCCAAAGGTGAACCAGCCGGAGGTGAAGCCTTCGAGCCCCGAGGCTGTGAAAGCCCGATCCCGCAACAGGTCGAGTACCGAACCGTTGCCCTTGAATGCTGATGCCTCCAGATCAATCCCACAGCGTCCATCACCAAGGGCCGCGTCACAGGTCGCCTGAAAGGTCCGCCCAACCGTCTGGCCGAGGACATGCGCGAGCGAACGCACCTCGGCGACGAAGGCCAGCCGCCCGCGCCGGATCTGGCCGATAGCGCCCCGGCGCATCAGCACGCGCTGGCCCACGTCGGTCCAGTTCACCCGCCAGACCTCGACCTCCGCGTTGTCCCAGCGACCGTCGAGGATGTCGGTCTCAGTGATCCGGTCCGACGTCAGCACGCCTTCCGCGTCCTGCGCATCGACCGACAGGTCCGAGCCCGACCGGACTTCAGACGCAGTCAGCCCGCTTTCAGATTCGAAATCGGTGCCAATGAGGCTGAGCGTCCGGTCGTGGTCGGTGAAACCGAAACTCGTGGTATCGGCGCGGACGATCCGCCAGCACCAGGCCAGCGTCGTCGTGCTGTCGTCGAGATGTGCTTGCAGATCGGGGGTGATGTTTTTCATCGCCGGATCTCCAGAAGCGGGATGGAGGTGATCGAGCCGAGCCGCTCGAGATCGAGCGTCACGTCGAGCGCGTCGGTATCGAAGCGGACCGGCACGTCGAAGGCGAAGCCCGCTGTGAGGATGACCCCCTCGGCGGGCGCGCTGTCGAAGGTGACGACGCCGGTGGCCGTGTCGACCGACCACCCGGAGGGCTGCTCCATCTCGCCAAGCGCAATCCGCACGCTTCCCACCACTGGCTTGGCGATAGCGCGCGTCCACGATTGCGCGCCCGAGGCGTAGCGTTTCACAAGCTGGAACGCCATCGTCGTCCCGTCGCCGGTGCCGATGGTCTGGTCGGGCGGCGATGGCGTGCCCGAAGGCAGGCAGGACTTGTGGTCGCCCCAGTCCTTGAATCGGAAGCCATGCAGGCGGCCGTTTCGCGCCTCGAAGAACGCGACCACCGCCGCCAGATCGTCGGCGCGGCGGATGCCGTAGGCGACATCGTAGCGGCGGCGCGAGTTGGCCCAGCTTGCGTTGCGCTCCTCGTCGCCAGAGGCGAGCTCGACGATCTGGGTGCGCCGCTCCGGCCCGCCGCGCGCGCCCCGGCTGATGTTGTCCGGGAACCGAACCTCGTGGAAGGCCATCACATGCCCCTCCGCCCGAGCGACACGGCGCGGGCAATGTCCGCTGCCACCTGTGTGCGGGATTGGCGAAAGCTTTCGGCGTCACGGGCCATGATGGTGACGTTGACCGCGCCGCCAGAGCCGTAGCTTTGGGCCTCTCGGCGAGACAGCACCCGTTCGCCGCGCTGCAGGATGGCCGGGA